AACCAAAAAGGGAATGTTCGGAGTTTCAGCGGTGGTAACGTAATTCTCGAAGAGATTATGTACAACGACCCAAATACTAATAACGCTAACTCTTATAGCGGTTACGAAGTATTGAATATTGCTCCAGACAGCCCAATTTCTGCTGCTCAATTTAAAATTGCTCAGTACGCTGATGCAGTTACTATGTCTGGCCTTGAAATGTTGCAAAACAGCTCAAAAGAAGCAATTATCGACTTGTTAGATGGACGTATGCAAGTTTCTGAAGCACGTTTGTTAAACCGTATTTCTGGTGACTTGTTCTTAGACGGTACAGGTAATGGCGGTAAAAACCTTGACGGATTGGCGGCTGCTGTTTCAACTACTCCTACCTCTGGTACTTACGGTGGTATTAATCGCGCTAACTGGTCTTTCTGGCAAAACCAAGTAACTACTGGCGCTACCTCTTCTTCAACTATTTTAGCCGCTATGACTACTGCTGCAATTAAGCAGATTCGTGGTACTGATAAAGCTGACTTAATTGTTGCTGGTAACACTTTGTATTCATACTATGTAGGCGCATTGCAAGCTATTCAGCGTATTGCTGCTGAAGAATCTGGCGCTGCTGGTTTTGCTTCTTTAAAATTCTACGGTGGCGGTACATCTGCTGATGTGGTACTTGGTGGCGGTTATGGAGCGCAAGAATCTGCAACCACTATGTATTTGTTAAACACAAATTACATTTTCTTACGTCCACACAAAGAGCGTAATTTTGTACCTATTGGTGGCGAACGTCAGTCAATCAACCAAGATGCAATCGTGAAATTATACGGTTGGGCAGGTAACTTGACTACTTCCAACAGCTTCTTGCAAGGTGTATTGACTGGTAGTTAATAAATAGGGGGAAACCCCTAATTATTACAGTCAAATTAACTAATTTAAGGAAATAATCATGGCATATACCGTACTACCTATAGCTGGCGTTCTTTTGAACACCACAACTCCAATTGACTTTACTGACGATAATGGCACAACATTGCCAGCTTTTGGCCCTTTGGGAGCTGAAACATTTGGCTCTGATGGCTTCCGTTATGTATTTGCTCAAGCAGGTGCAGCAATTGCAGCTTCTACAGCTACAGTTGTTATTAACGCTTCAACATTCCAAGCAACTTTGGGAGCTGGCTCATATTACACAGCCGTTTCTATGGCTTCAGGTGATTATGGCTGGTTTAGCAAGGCTTCAGTTTAATTAATTGAAGATTAGTAGTAAGCTAGGGATTCCCTCAAAAGGGGAGTCCCTTTTTCTTTTAAACCGTAGTACCTTAACCACTTAAGGAGATTTATATGGGCATTGAGTCCGATATTGTTGGTGCAGATGCACGATTAGCAGTCACATTCTATAAACGGTCTATGAAACAGGAAGCCGAATCTATCGAAGCTGGTAGACCGATTTTTAAAGAATTTGATTTTGTCCGTATTTGCGTACCAGGTGACAATTTGACAGAAATTGATACTTATGCAAATGATTCTCATAAACAGCGTTTTCCTATACAATGGGCACATTATCAAAATCAAATAGCAGGGCATGAACAAATTATAGGAACTCCAATTGAGGAATGGACTTTAATTAGTCGCAGTCAAGCTGATGAATTAAAAGGAATTAAATTCCGCACAGTAGAAGATGTTGCTAATTGTTCAGACCAGCAATTACAACGTATTGGAATGATTGCAGGTATGTCACCCCATTCTTTTAGGGAAAAAGCCAAACAATTTCTTAATTTAGCCTCAGAATCTGCAGAAGTTTCCAAAAGAGAAGCGGAAATGCAAGCATTAAAAGAAGAAAATGCTAAAATTAAGGCCGAAACAGATGCGAAGCTGGCTGCTATGCAAGAACAAATGTCAGCGCTACTTGCGGCTGTTGGTGATAAACCAAAAAGAACACGCAAACCGAAAGTAGTAGAGGCTTAATATGTCCCAAACGATGCTGCAAATGGTGCAACAAGTAGCTGCCGAGCTTAATTTGGCTGTGCCTAATTATGTAATCGGAAATCAATCACAAGATGTACAGCAAATTCTAGCTTTAATGAATGGCGCTGGATATGATTTGGTTAAAGAATTTGATTGGCAAGCTCTCCAAGTGCAGTATCGTTTCTACACAAAAGCTATTAATTGCAATGCAACAACCATTGATGGCTCTACACTTTTAACTGTAGATGCAGGTGTTGATATAACTAGTGTAGATTCTCAATGGGGAATTACTGGTTATAACATTAATCAAGACACAATGGTTGTTACAGTAAATTCACAACAAATTGTTATGAGTCAAATGGCTTCTGGTAGTGGTAATGGCGCTATCGTGTTAGCCCAAACTGCCTATGATTTGCCTTCTGATTTTGAAGCTATTACAGACCGAACTCAATGGGATAAAACAAAACATTGGGAAGCGCTAGGGCCTGAAGATGCTCAACAATGGCAATGGTTAAAATCTGGTTATATTTCAACTGGCCCTCGTATTCGTTGGCGTATATTGGACAATCAATTTCAAATTTGGCCACCCATGAATACAGAAGAGTATTTAGGATGGGAATATAAATCAAATGGTTATGTGCGAGGTGTAGACGGTTCTGTAAAAACTAGTTTTACGGCTGACTCTGATACAACAGTATTAAATGACCGTTTAATGGTATTGTTTACCAAAATGAAATATTGGGGCATTAAAGGGTTTGACACTACTGTTGTTGCACAAGATTATCAACGTGTTTTGTCTATTGCCAAAGCAAATGACAAAGGCGCAGCAAATCTTTCATTTGCTCCTTATCCAAGCAAAGTGCTTATTGGTTGGGCAAATATTCCTGATACTGGGTACGGCTCATAATGTTATTTGCACCTGCAAAACAAAATACCGCTAAAACAACTTCCATACCAGCTCCTATAGGTGGATGGAACGCTAGGGACTCTTTGGCTAATATGCAGCCAACCGACGCTGTACAGTTAATTAATTGGTTTCCTACTCCAACCGATGTAACTATGCGAAAAGGTTATGCAGTAGCTTCAATTTTGACAACTTCTACTGGTGTTAAAACTATTTCAAGTATTACGCATGATGACACAACAGCTACATTAACAACTTCTACAGCGCATGAATTAACAACAGGGGCTTATGTTTCTATTAGTGGTACAACACCTGCTGCTTATAGTGGCGTATTTAAAATTACTGTTATTAGTTCTACAAAATTTACATATACAACATTAACTATTCCATCTGGCAATGCTTCTGTTGTTGGTACATATTTAAACCAAGCTAAAACTCCTATTAATTCTTTAATGAATTACACAAGAAATATTAGCTATAGTTTGTTTGGCGCTGCTGGCACAGACATTTGGGACACAAAACCAAGCCCATCAACAAAAGTATTTAGCGGAATTACTAGCGACAAGTTTCAGTCAGTAAATATAACTAATTCTGGGGGTCATTTTTTAGTAGCTTGTAATGGCTCAGACCCAACAATGATTTATGATGGTACACGCTGGTTTTATGTAGCCACTACCACTACAGCGCAAACAATTAGCACAATTACCCATGTTGGAGCAGTAGCAACATTAACAACGGCTTCTGCTCATGGGCTTATTACAGGTAATAGAGTAACAATTACAGGCGCAACTTCAAGTGAATATAACGGTGTATATGTAATTACAGTCACAGGCACAAACACATTTACTTACACAATGGCCTCTACACCTGCTGCAAATGCAACAGTAGTAGGCTCTTACACAGTTTTAGGAATTGTTGGCGCTACAGTTGGTACAACTACTTACACTATTGACTCTAAAAATTTCATTAATGTAAATTTATTTAAAAACCGCTTATATTTCACCGAAAAAGATAGTTTAACTTGCTGGTATTTGGATGTAGATGCTATTGGTGGTACTGCAACGCCTTTATTTTTTGGCGGTATTGCACGAAATGGCGGTTATTTACAAGCAATGGGAACTTGGACGCTTGATGCTGGTCAAGGCGCTGATGATTATGCTGTTTTTGTTACCTCAATGGGCGAAGTTATTGTATATAACGGAACAGACCCAAATACTGCTGACACATGGGCCTTAAAAGGCGTTTGGCAATTAGGTCAGACATTTAATCGGAGATGCTTTTTTAAATGGTCTGGTGACCTTTTATTGATGACGCAAGATGGTTTAGTGCCTTTGGCCTCTGCTTTACAGTCGAGTCGATTAGACCCCCGTGTAAACCTTACAGATAAAATTTACTATCCAATTAGCGTTTCAGCAACAAATTACTATGCAGAATTTGGATGGCAAATCAACTATTTTGCTTCTGAAAATATGCTTATTTTAAATGTTCCTGTTACAGGTGGAATTGAGCAATACGTAATGCATACCATTACTAAATCATGGGCTAGGTTTACAGGAATTCAGTCTTATTGTTGGGAAGTATCCGGTGATAATGATATGCACTTTGGAAGTAATGGTGTAGTTTGTACTTTTTACAGCTCTTTATCAGATGATGGCTCAAACATTACCGCAACCGCACAACAAGCATATAGTTATTTTGATAGTCCAGGTCAATTAAAACGATTTACTATGGTTAGGCCTATTCTTCAATCTACTGGAGGCGTTCCAAGCGTTTTATGTGGTATTAGTGTGGATTTTGACACCCAATCTCAATTAGGCGCTGTGTCATTTAACCCTGCCGCTCAGTCTGAAGGCATTTGGGACACCTCAAAATGGGACGATAAAGTATGGTCTGGCGGTTTAATTACTACCAAAATTTGGCAAGGTGTTACAGGAATTGGCTATACAGGCTCAGTTAATCTTAATGCTGCAAGCCGAGGAATTGAGTTACATTGGGCTTCTACTGATTATGTAATGGAGGCTGGAGGCGTTGTTTGATATTACTTAATGAGCAAAGTCTTAAAGACTGGGCTATTAAACATCAAATGCCAACTCCGCTTGACGCACATTATTTAGGTCAAGTTATTAATAACGAAATTCGTGCAGTTGTAGTTTATTGTGGTTTTTTTGGTAAATCTTGCATGATTCATGTGGAAGCAGAAGGGCATCATTGGGCATCCAAAAACTTTCTTAAAAAGGTCTTTGATTATCCATTTAACACATTGAAATTAAAGGTTATAATTGGCACAGTCGCAGGGAATAATAAAAAAGCCCTAAAACTAGACCGACACCTTGGTTTCAAAGATGTTGCCATTATTCCTGACGCACATGACGAAGGGGATTTGGTCATTTTAGAAATGCGCCCAGAATATTGTAAATGGGCATAGGAGAAGGTATGGGAGCAGGTTCAACATTCGCACAAGGCGCTAACACTAATACAGCTAATCCATTTAGTGGGGATACTAATCCTTATTTGCAAGCAGCTAATGCTACTACATTAGGAAATTTGGCTGGAGCGCAAGTAGCTACACAAGCTAACCGAGTAAATCAAAACACTCCTTATGCAAACTTAAATTACACACAAAATGCTGATGGAACTTGGACAGCCAATCAAACATTGGCACAACCATTACAGTCGGCTTTAGGTAATATTTCAAATAATGTTGCTAATACTACAGCAACCCCATTTAGTGATGCTAACACACAAAATCAGCTTTTAAATACTCCTAGCCCACAATTTCAACAAGCTGGGCAGGCGCAACAGGCACAAGGCGTAGGCTCTGCGCCTACTTTGCAAACTCAAATCGGTGGCACAGGAACTCAAGGGTGGGATGCTGCAACGCAAATGATTATGAATCGTTTGCAACCGCAAATGGCGCAACAAGCTGAATCACAAAAAGCTGCATTAGCAAATCAAGGAATTGTTCCTGGAACTCAAGCCTATGACAATGCAATGCGTACATTTCAACAAGGTCAAAATGACTTGCTTACAAGCGCACAAATGCAAGGCGCTAATTTGCAAAATCAATTATTTAATCAGAATTTGTCTGCTGGTAACTTTACAAATTCTGCATTGACAGGTCAAAATGCAATGAACTTGAGCAATACACAGCTTGGCAATCAAGCGGCTCAACAAAATTATACAAATCAATTAGCAGGTTTAGGGCTAAACAACCAGTACGCACAACAAGGATTTGCAAACGCTGTTACAGGCCAACAAGCTAATAATGCTGCATTGCAAAATAATTACACACAAAATTTAGCTGCATACAATAACCCATTACAACAACTTGGCGCTTTCCAAAGCGGTACAACTCCAGGCTACGTAAACCCATACAGTCAAGCTGCTGTTAGTGGCCCTGATTACCTTGGCGCTTACACTACTTCTAATGCTGCAAATATTGCCGCACAAAACGCTGCAAATGCTAAAACTGCAAATTTACAAAATGGTTTGTTTGGTCTTGGTTCAAGCGCTATTTTGGGTGCTGGTGGTATTGGTAATTTAGGCACTTCAATTCTTAATGGAGCTACTACATTGGGTGGTTTATTAGGTCTTGGTAATACACCAGATATTAGCAATATTTCAACGGCTGATTGGATGAGCGGTAACTTTTAATTATGAAATTTTTTAATATTAAAATTTCTTATTGGAGTGCCTAATGAATTGGGATGATGTTAAATGGATTGATGATGAAACTAGTCCTACAGGTGTTAGGGCAGTTTACACAGATTCTAATTCTGGAGATGTAAGCTATGTAAACCCCAATCGCGATACAGGAGCGCCAGAAATTGCTTCAACTATAGCAAGTGGTGCGGCTTTTCAAAACCCATATATTTCTGCATTATCAAATTCTGGTTTAAGTGCTTCAGATGCTCAAAATTTATATAATGAATCTCAATCAAACCCACATCAGTTTTATACAGATGTAGCAAGTCAATTATCTAATGCATATTTGCAAGGTTGGGCATATAACCAAGCTAATTCAGACATTTATAATACTTTACAAAGCATTAAATCTGTAGACCCACAAGCATATTATCCTGCACAAATACAAACTCAAAGCAATATGGCTGGCTGGGAACAGGCTCAAGGTAGGCCAGACCTTGCAGCAAATCCTTTGTCAGATTTGCAAAAAGCTGCAACAGAAGCTCAACAAAATGGTATAAACGCAGACCAAGTAAATTCATTAGCACAAACAGGATATTCATACGGATTAAAAGGTAGTCAGTCTGAAATGGCTAATGCTGCTAGTGGTTCTGGTGGATTTTTAGACGGATTGCCACAATTTGCTGCTGCAGTAACTGCTGCAGGATTAGGATTAGGAGCTGGTTTTGGTGCTTTAGGTTTATTAGGTGAGGGATTAGAAGCTGCTCCATTAACAACTGATATATTATCTTCTACAGGATTTACTCCTGCTGCTGGCGCTTCTTTTGCAATTGACCCTGCTGCTTCTTATGTTGCTGCTACCCCTGCTTTTGCTGATATTGCTGCTCCTGCTGCAAATATTTCAGCTCCTGCTGTTGATGGTTTTGGGTTAAATGCTGGGCCTTCAACTGTAGGAGCTAACTCTCCTTCTGGAATAATGGCAACACAAAGCGCCTCTGGATTAGGGGGTTCTGGTACTGGCGTTATTGAAGGATTATCGCCAACCTCAGTAGGGATGGGTGGCACAACTGGCGCTGGCTCGTTAGCTGGAATTGCAGGAACAGAAGCTGCTGCTGGTCTTGGAGGAGCTGCTTTAGGCACAGGTTTAAGCGCTGAACAATTAGCGCAATATGAAGCGGCAAGCCCAAATAGTGTATCTACTTCTGATGTTCTTAATAATGCAAAACGCTTGCAAAATATTGCTAAATTATTAAATGGTTCAAATTCTTCAAATTCCATAGGCTCTTCTATTCCTACTGCACAGCAATGGAACGCGCAAGCATTACAAAATTTAAGTCAAGCAACTCCACAACAATTTGGCGGTTTGTATGAAATGAATAAAAATCCATTTACATTTACAAACCCAATGGCTAACGCTTTAGCAGGTAACAAACAGACTGGTATTTATGATGTTTCTGGCAACCCAGGCACAGGTTTAAATACTTCTCAACAAAATAAAATTTACTCTAGTTTATTGAGGTCATAATGGCACTTACTCCTGAACAACAAGCATTAGACTTTAATCCTGAATTGCAGGATGTTAATCGCCATCGTAAATTAGCTGAATTGCTAATGTCACAAGCTACTCAGCAACCACAAGGTCAAATGATTAGCGGTCACTATGTTGCGCCTAGCTGGACTCAACAACTACAGCCTATGTTTAATGCCGCAGTAGGTACTGCCGCAGCAAATAAAGCTGATACACAAGAACAACAAATGGCTGAAGCATTGCGTAGCGCAGGTCAGCAAGAGGTACAAGGCATTTTGCAAACAGCACAACAAGACCCTAAAGCTGCATTAGCTATGGCTTCTTCTGCAAAAACACCACAAGCTCGTGCATTGGCACAGTCTTTAATGGCTAGTGTATTGCCTAAAAAGACCGACAAACTTGTTGAATACGACACATACAAAGCTGAAGGCGGTAAAAAGACATTTAGCGACTGGTCTAAAGAAATTACGCCAGAACAACAAGCTAAACTTGACATTGACCGTCAGCGCTTAGGCTTAGAGGGAGCAAAACTTAATCTTGAGCAAAAGAAAGTCGAGCAAGAATTACAGTTTGGTAAGCCATTAACAGAGTCACAAGCAAAAGCTGCTGTATTCCATAGCCAAATGACTAGCGCTACCAATGAATTAAACAATGTATACCAAAAAGGCTTTAACCCAAATAGCCCTGTAGCGCAAGCGCAAACAGGTATTGCTGGCGGAATGTTTAATGCTTTGATTTCTTCTGCCGCACAAGAAGCTAAACAAGCTCAAAACCAATGGACAGAAGCTTATTTACGTTTTAAAACTGGCGCTGGCACTAATGCAAACGAAGTTGAAGCAAACCGTAAAACTTATTTCCCTCAAGTTGGAGATAAACCTGACGCTATTGCACAAAAAGCTCGCATGAGAGAGCAAGCTGAACACGATATTGCTATGGCTGCTGGCCCACAAGCTATGCGTATGAATATGCAACCACAAAAAGCGCCACAACAAGCACCGCAACAACCGCAAATGCCAAATTCACAATCACCACAAATGCCTAAAAAAGTGGTTAATTTTAATGATTTACAATAAGGAATAGACATGGATGTATTAATGCCAGACGGCACTCTTGTACAAAATGTCCCTGAAGGAACTACTAAAGCCCAATTACAGGCAAAATTAGCTGCTTCTGCGCCACAACCTACACCTGCTTCTAGTGGCCAGTTTGGTGAAAACGCTGGCGGTGCTGCATTTGGTAGACCAATTAATCGTGGACAGTTAAATGTTCAAGCAACACCACGCCCATTAGAGTCAGCAATGGCTGCATTGACAAAAGAAGCTGTTGTAAACCCTGTATTAGGCGCTGCTCAATTGGCTACAGGTGGACAATTAGGCGGTAAAGCTGCACAAAGCATGGCAGAGCAAGCTAAACCATACCAAGAGGCAAACCCTGGCTCTTATTTAGCTGGGCAAGTTGCTGGCGCTGTAGCACCTGCCGCTGGAATTGCTAAAGGTATTGGCATGATTCCTAGTTTTGCAAAAGCTGCACCTGTATTGCAAACAATGGGTGGCTCTGTAGCACAAGGCGCATTAATGCCTAATGAAACAGGTAAAACTGGCGGTCAATTCTACGCAGAAAAAGCACAAGAAGTCCCTGTAAATGCCGCATTAGGTGCCATACCTGCTGGCGTAGGAAAAGCTGGACAAGGTTTAGCTTCATTGCTACGTAAAGAAGTAGGCATGGCTACTGGCGCTGGAGAAACAGCATTGTCTGAAGCTTATAAAGCTGGTAAAACAGGCAATCAAGCATTTGTTGAAAATATGCGTGGTTTAGCCCCAATGGAAAATGTTTTAAACCAAGCAAAAGCATCGTTGTCAAACATGAAGCAAGACATTTCAAAAGAATACAAGCTTGGAATGATGGATGTCGGCACAGACAAGTCTGTATTAAGCTTTAAAGGGATTGACAAAGCGATTAATGACGCTAAAGATATTGCTTCATATAAGGGTCAAAACATTAATACTGAAGCTGGCAAAGCTTTGCAAGAAATTCGTTCAACTGTAGACGAATGGAAAAACCTACCTGCTAAAGAATTTCATACTCCAGAAGGCATGGACGCTTTAAAACAAAAAGTAGGCGGCATATTAGAAGGTATACCTTATGAAGCTGGTAAAGCTAGGACTATTGCCCAAAATATTTACCATTCCATTAAAAATGAAATTGCTGACCAAGCACCTAAATACAATGAAGTAATGAAGGGCTATAGCGAAGGTCAAGATTTGATTAAAGAAATTAGCAAGTCTTTAAGTTTGGGTGACAAGGCTTCAGTTGCCACAGGTTTAAATAAACTTCAATCTTTAATGCGTAACAATGTCAATACAAATTATGGCTACCGTCAAGAATTAGCGAATAAGCTAATGGAAAAAGGCGGTGGCGATTTAATGCCAGCATTAGCTGGACAAGCATTAAGCGCTAAGACTCCAAGAGGTTTAGTTGGTCAAGGGCTTGATGTTAGCGCATTATTAGGTACTGCTTTAACAGGTGGGGCGCATATTCCTGCAACATTAGCAACTATGGCTACAACTAGCCCTCGCTTAATGGGCGAAACTGCTTATAAAGCAGGGCAAATTGCCGCCAAAACACCTAAAATGTCAGATGAGCAAAAGAAATTAGCCCAATTATTATTAATTAGAGGCGCACAAGGAGCAACAAATGAGTAGAAACGGTAGCGGTACATATAATTTGCCAACAGGCAACCCAGTAGTATCTGGCACAACTATTACAAGTAGTTGGGCCAATACAACTATGCAAAACATTGCTGACGCTCTAACGCAATCAGTAGCAGCAGACGGACAAACGCCTATGTCTGGAAGTCTTAACATGGCTTCTAATAAAATTATTTCTTTAGGAACTCCTACGCTTTCTACAGATGCAGTTACTAAAGCTTATGCAGACGCTTTAATTGCTGGGTCTAAAGACGGTGTGTTTAATAGCGTTACAGACTCAGGGCTTACAAGTGGTCGCGTTACCTATGCAACTACAGCAGGTTTATTAACAGATTCTGCCAACATGACTTTTAACGGCACTAGCTTAACTTTAGCTAATGACGCTTCTATTCATGGCCTTACTGTTGGTTTAGGTGGTGGTAGTCAAGCAAACAATACAGCATTAGGTTTATCTGCTTTAACAACCAATTCAACAGGAAACCAAAATACTGCTATTGGTCACTTTGCAATGTATTACAACACTTCAGGTGGTGGCAATACAGGTATTGGTGATGGCGCATTGCAATCTAATACTACTGGAGCAGCTAACGCAGCTTTGGGTGTAGGCGCTTTAATTAACAATACCACCGCATCCAACAACACAGCAGTAGGTTACCAAGCTGGGTATGCTAATACTACAGGTACAGAATTAACCGCTACAGGCTATCAATCTCTTAAAAACAATATTGGTTCAGCAAACTCAGCTTATGGTTTTCAATCATTATTTTTTAATACATCAGGAAATAATAATACGGCTATTGGAGATAGCTCATTATTAAATAACACCACCGCCTCCAACAACACCGCAGTAGGTTATCAGGCAGGATACTTTAATACGACTGGTCGTGTAGATGCTTTTGGTGAACAAGCTGCATATAGCAATACAACAGGTTCAATTACAGCAATTGGTAGAAGCGCTGGCTATAATAATACTACTGGCATTGGAAATATTGCTATTAGTACCACTTATTCCTCAGCTCCAGCATTGTATTCAAATACAACAGGTAACTATAATATAGCTATTGGAGAATCTGCCCTTCAAGCAAACACAGCAGCATCCAACAACACCGCAGTAGGTTATCAAGCTGGTTATAGCAATACGACAGGTGCAAAAAACCTTATTGTTGGAGCTAATGCTGGCTTTAGCATTTCAACAGGAAATTATAATACCATTATTGGAGAAGAAGCTGGATACAATGTAACAACTTCAAACAACACATTTGTAGGAAATTACACAGGAGCTTTAATAACTTCTGGCGCTAAAAACACCATCCTTGGCTGCTACAACGGATACCAAGGTGGTTTAGACATCCGTACAGCAAGTAACTACATTGTGTTATCTGATGGTGATGGTAATCCTAGACAGTATATTGATGGAAATGGCAATTTAGTCCAACAAGTTACAGGCACAGCACCTACGCTTGGCATCAATTCTACAATGACTTTTGAATTAACAAGCAATACCAGTTTAAAAATTAAAGTGCGTGGTACTGATGGAGTAACACGTTCAACAACTCTAACACTTGCTTAAGGAAAATAAAATGACCGATTTAATAAAAAAAATAACTGCAGAAGAAATTGCACAAAATTACAAAGCTGCTCTTGACTCTGTAAACATTATTAATGGCACAAAGCCTGAAACAACGTCTGAAAAAGAATGGGCTGACACTATTTCTCGCAATAAAGAACATTTAAAAATTATGCTTGCTAAAAACTTTTGGACTACAGAAGACTTAAAACCTTTGCAAGACGCTGTAAAATAAGCTTTTTTAACCGTAATAAAAATTAGGAGAAATGACATGGAAAACATTAAAAAAAACCAAGTCACTATTGACGATGTAGATTACGCATTTGAGGATATGACACCAGAGCAACAAGCAATGGTTAATCACCTTATTGACCTTGACCGCAAAATTGGTAGTTCACAATTTAACCTTGACCAACTTAATGTAGGAAAACAAGCATTTTTGACTATGTTGCGTGAGTCATTGGCAACTAAAAATGACGCTGTAGAGGTGCAATAATGTTTTTTGTAACTTGGTTATTTGACAAAATTGGCTATATTCCTAAACCAGCTATTAAAATTGATTTGCAACAATGGCCATTTCCTGTAGCAAAAAAAGTTGCCGCCAAAAAAACAGTCAAAAAAACTGTTAAAATCCCTAAAGCGACTACTCGCAAAACCTTTAAACCCAAATAAAGAGTAGCTGTATGGCAGACCTTGAAAAATTCGATATGTTTAAATTTGGTGGTTTGGTAAACCAAGTGCAGAATTTGCAAAACAAGGTTGATTCAATGGACAAAGACATAAAGGAGCTATTAGAATTAGCCAATCAAAGCCGAGGTGGGTTTTGGATGGGAATGACAATGGCTTCTTTTGTCGGAGGCCTTATAACTTATATCACTAGTTGGCTTTTTCATAAATGAAAATGCATCGCAGTAAGACAATGTGGTTTTCTTTAGCGTTAGTTATTATTGGCGCTGTTTCAGACAATTTACCTGCATTACAAGCCTTTTTAAGTCCACAAATTTATGCTTATTCTTTAATGGTAATTGGTGTTATTTGTGCCATTTTACGGTTTTATACTACAAAGCCAATAGAATGATTTATTTAATTTATTTGTTGCTTGTTCCTATTAACCTTTTAATAACGCTTTTAGCGGTTATTTTGGCTCCTGTATTGCCATTATTTTCAGAACAAAAATTATGGTGGTGTGACAATCATAGTTTTTTAGCTATAGGACCTGTATTGCCATCATGGATTAACTGGTTTAATACACCTGATAATACTCTTGACGGTGATTCTACATTTCAAAGTTTAAATGGCATTAGCTATTGGTCAAAGGTAAAATGGCTTTGGCGCAATCCTGCATATAGTTTTGCATTAAAGTATATAGTAGCGCCATACATTACTAAGGTTATTGGCGATTCTACAATTAAAGATAATGACAATGCAAAATCTGGATGGTGTTTGGTGCAAGCTAATGGATTATTTCAATTTGTTATTGTTGCCCCTATTGGTTTTAATCGCTGTATTTATGTTAATCTCGGCTGGAATATTAGGGGCTTGGTTGATGATAATGTCAAAATTAAACCCAATCCTTGGCAAGCTACATTTGTTTTTTCACCAAGAATAAGCGGTTTTCGTTAATGTTTCCTTTATCTTCTAATACCTACATCATTGGAACATTGCTTATTCTTAGTGCTGTTTGTTTTACCTATGGTAGGTATGAGCATACACAATACATGGAATACAAAAACAAAGTAGAGGCTGAAGGAAAAGCGCAAGAAGCTCATGTAGAATCCATTAAGAAACAACAAGAATTAGTTACTAAAGGTATACAAAATGAATATGATGCGAAATTGGCTCTTTTGCGCCAGTATTATGCTAACGGGGTGCGCCAGCCCAATACCAGCAAGTTGCCCAACATTTCCAACACCACCAACGGTCTTGATGCAATCACCGCCTACAACTTACTTGCTGGACAATGCGCTGAAACATCCCAGCAATTAATCAGTTTACAAGCATGGATTAATGAACAAATAGGCATTAAATGAGCGTTGGCAATTTTAAAGAATGTTTAGAGTTAGTTTTAAAATCAGAAGGTGGCTATGTTGATGACCCTAGAGATAGCGGTGGGCGCACTAATTTAGGCGTAACACAAAAAGTTTGGGAAGAATATACTGGCCACGATGCAGACGAAAAAACAATGCGTGGATTAACCCCTGAAAAAGTTGCACCATTATATGAGCAAAGATATTGGCGGCCTACATATTGTGAAGTCCTACCACGAGGACTTGACTTACTTGTGTTCTCGATGGGAATTAACGGAGGCCCAGGCAGAGCAGTTAAACTTCTTCAATCCGCTATTGGATGCGTACCTGATGGAGTTATCGGAAGCAAAACAATGGGACTTATTAAACAGAGTAATGTTGCAGACCTTATCGCAAAATATTCTAATGCTAGGAAAAGCTATTACGAATCATTAAAAACTTTTCCTATATTTGGTAATGGATGGCTTAATCGTGTAAACACAGAAGAAGCCAAAGCTATTCAAATGGCAAAAAGCTGTTAAAAACTGCGTAACCATGCCCAAAAGCTATTAGAATGTTTGGTAATAGCACAAGCATATTGTGCATCTTTAAATGCTTCTGATGCTGTTTTATAGGTTTTTCCTACCATTCCAAATGAACGTGTACTCATTTCTCTTGTGCCTTTCGTGATTCATAAAACTCTATTAGCGCCTCTGCAAACATCACAGGGAAATCAGCATCTGCGCCAGCTCTAAGTAGACCTTCTGCAACACCGCCTTGATGTAAGTAAATATTGTGTATTTCTTCAGTAGTTAAATTCATTTCTCTTGTGCCTTTCTTTTACATTTCCCTTGGTTTTCTTTGCACTCATACTCGCCACAAAAGCCGTTGCGTTTCTCTTGTGCCTTTGTTAGTATTGTTCTAGCAAAATCAACATAGTTATCTTCGTGGATTCCCATTCGCTTACCAAAGTCATCCATGTTTTCGCAATAATGACTTGCTATTTTTTGGATTTCTTCGTCAGTAATTTCTTCTTTTACATAGCAGGGAGCATCTTTTTTGTGAATTGTATTAAGTGATGATGGCT